CCGGCTGCTCGCGAAGCTGACTCGCTCCGAGCGCGTGATCGGCCCCTGGCAGAGCGGGCAGGACGACGGCATCGGCGCTGAGCGGAAGTAGCGCTTGCACTTCGGGCAGCAGGCTTCGAGGATCACGGCTCGACCCCGTACTTCTGGCGGAACGCCTCGGCTCTGCCCAGCGGGGTCAGGGTGGCGACTCGCGATGGTCGGCCGCAGTTACGGTGCGGATCGTCGTACTGGATGGCCGCGCCGCACTTCTCGCAGGTGTGCAAGCCGACGGGGGCTTGCTTCTCGGCGGTGGGGGCGGTTACTCTTGGCATTGCCACATCACAGGGCGAATGATCGCGCAAGCGGTCGCAGATTGCAAGCGCCGGATCCTCGAGCTGGTCCCCGGCGCTTCTCTGTGTCCGGTGGTTGTTGTGCGTGGAACTTTCGGCTACAGTGCGCGCATGGCTAGCTATCAACTCCACCTTCGGGTCACGACGGTAGGCTCCCCCGGCAGCGGTCAACCCCACGCAGGCGGTCCTGGCGCCGGGGATGTGATCGTCGATCAGGTCATCGACCTGCGTCAGTGGGTGGCCGAGCGTCTCGCCATCGACCCCGTGGAGCCTGCGGCGAAGCCAGTGCCGGTTCCGGCAGCAGTGGTTGCGCCTGCTCCCAAGCCGGTCGTCACGCCTGCTCCTGCGGTCGTGACCCCCTCACCGCTGCCAGTCACACCGAACGTCGTTGGCCCGCCGCCTGGACCAGTCGTTACTGCCGACACCGGCTTTAGGAGCGGACACTGATGGCCGTACAGCCCGGATACCAGTTCACCCGCGGCACCGGCCGCCTGATCTGCGGCGTGTTCGCCTTCGTGCTCTTCGTGATCGCGACGATCATGTTCCTGGCGATCAAAGGCGTGAGCGCCGACACCGAGTTCGGCATCGTCTCCGCCGGGCTCGCCTTCCTGGCACTCGCCGTCGCCGTCTGATGCAGGACGACGGCCTTAGTCACGCTTTCCGCGTGGTGGCAAGCGAGGATGGGGTCAACTGGCAACCCGTCACGATCCTTCGGCAACGTCCGCTACCCCACGAAGAGGGTGAACCCTTCTCAGACGTTCGCTTCCCCGATGGTCACGAGGCCACCGTCAGGACGATCGGCGGCCTTCGCACGGTGCGGGTCTAGCGTGTACATCGGCGGCGGGCTCTTCCTGCTGATTCTGATCATCGTGGTCGTCATCCTCGTCGTGCGCTAGGATTCGGCCATGCCTGAGAGTGTCGCCCTGGGGATCCGCCCGGGCAACTACGCGCTCTTCTTCGATCAGTACATCGGCGCCGGCGGGGCGGGAGCACCGACCTACCAGAACACGCTGGGGTATCTCAGCACCGACGGCTGGCCCACCGCGATGTACTGGGATCTCTGGGAGAACAACGTCGCCGGCTCGGGCGCGATCATCATCGAGGGCACCGATCAGCTCGCCTACGCCAGCGGGGCCACCGTGGTCTGGCAGGCGGTCGGCTACTACCCGGTGGTCGCCGCCGGGGTCACCGCCACCACGCTGACCCGAGTGCAGGGCACCGCGGTGACGCTCACCCAGAACAAGCCGACCCGGCTCCAGGTGCTCGACTTCTACCGCTTCATGCGCGCCCGGGTGACCTCCAACGCCTCGGCTGCGAGCCTGAGCGCCGCCTTCTACGGCATCCCCTGATGGCGGTCGCCGAGGCGCGCATCTTGGCGCCGGTCGAGGTGGCCGAGATCGAGAGCCGCCTCCAGAACCGCGATCCCCAGCTCGACCTCCACCGCGCCTTCCCCAACCTGATCCTGACCCTGCGAGCGAGAGATGCGGAGATCCGCGGCCAGGTGGACAGCGTGGTCAAGGCCCAGCAGGAGTTGCGTGAGACCACCGAACGCTATGAGGCGCTCCAGCTCGAGATGACCCGGGAGCGCGCGGTGATCGAGGCCGCACGCCGGATGCTCGCCAGTGTGGGAACGGCGGGCGCTTCGTTCGCGGGGGTGGTCGCCGACTTCGACAGCGGCAAGACGGTGCTCGGCTAGTGCCCACCCAGAACCAGGAGGCACACGCCTGGCTGGCCCAGGACATCCTCACCGACGGGGTTGCCCAGAACATCGCCTACTACCTCAATCAGATCGGCTTCGTGCCGACCGGCGGGGTCAGCGGCCCGGTCATCGACGCAGGCGGACAGGTCAACAACGTCAGGTCGACCGTCTATGCCGGAGGCGCCAAGGGCAACGGGGTCACCAACGATACGGTCGCTGTTCAAGCTGCCATCACCGCGCTCGGCGCGACCGGCGGCACCGTACTCCTGCCTCCGGGCGTCTATCCCTTGGCGACCCTGACGCCAGTTTCCAACATGATATTTCGCGGCTCTGGCAAGGGCAACACGGTCATCAAGTGCCCGGCCGGGAACAACACGCTGTTCAATACGGGCACATACAACCTCACCGATATAGAACTCTGTGACTTCACTTACGACGGCACCCTCGGCACTGGTGGGGCCGTCGGCATTGAGTTCGTGCTCGCCTCGCGGATCGCCATTCGTCGCTGCCGGGTGATCAACACCAACGGCGTCGGAGTCGAGATTTTCCAGAGCGCGGATTGCCTCGTCGAAGAGAACGATGTGGAAAGCTCAGGCTATTTGCAGTCGGGCACCAACGCGGGGCAGCAGGCGGGGATCGTCATCAACACAGGCTCCACGTCGCTGCGACACCGCATCGTGAACAACCGGGTCTACAACGCCAACGACAGCGGCATCTTCTGCTCCAACGCCGTCACCGATTGCATCATCGCGGGCAATGTGGTCGACACCTCATTCTATATCGGCATCGCCACCGGGGCAGGTGGGCTACGCAATACGATTCACGGCAACACGGTCCACAATTCGACCAACGACGGCATCGACATCGGTACCTCGACCGGTTGCACGATAACCTCCAACATCGTCGACGGCTGTCTATACGGATTTTCCAACGACATGTCGACATCGCCAGCGGGCACGTTCGCAGGCAACACCTGGCTCGCAAATACGGTGACCGGAGCCTCTGTTGGCTTCTTCTTGGGGAGCGTCAACGGCTGCACCGGCTTCAGCATCGTGGGCAACACGGTCGATACTGCCTCCCAGCACGGCATGATCATCGGTGTCTTCTCCCACGGCGTCATCGAGGGCAACATCGTCCACAACTCTCCCGATGGAGTGGACTTCAACGGGACAGCGAGCCACAACGTCGTCAAAGGCAACACGTTCTTCGATGATCGGGGGGGGTCGTCGGTGATGACGGCGATCAACTACGTCGCGGCCACAGGAGTTGGCAACCTCATCGAGGGCAACGACTTCTCTCTCGTCCACACCTTCATCACGGGCACGCCCGCTGTGTCGGATATCTACCGGGGCAACATCGGCTACAACCCGGTCGGCGTCGTCAGTCCTGGTGTCCCCGCGAGTGGGTCGCCGGTTGTGGCGGTCGGTTACGACCGCACCTTCTATGTCACCACCGTCGCGGGCACGACCAGCCTGACGATGGCGATCCAGGGCGGACCCACCGTGACTGCGATCGCCAGCACCGCGCAAGTCCTGAACGTGCGCGTGCCCGGCGGGCAGACCATGACGCCGACCTACACCGGCACGGCGCCGACCTGGGTGGTCGAGGGTGAGTAGGCTGCGCGACGAACTCCAGCGTGCCCAGGGCGAAGAGATCGCGCTGCGCAAGGAAGTGCTCCGCCTCCGTGATCGGAGCGTGGTTCGCCGCGCGCTGGTGGAAGCGGAGCAGAACCTCGACAAGCTGCGCCACTCGCTCGCCGAAGAGGTTTCGATGGTGGGCAAAAGGACGCGCGAAGTGGCGGCGAAGGATCGGGAGATCGAGCGCTTGAAGGCAGCGGTCCAACGCGAACAGGTGATGCGGATCAGCGCTCAGCGTGGGCTGGTGGCCTACATGCGCGAGCGCGGCCTCGGCGACCGGATCGGCTACGACCCCGACCAGGACGCGAGCTTGGCGCACCTTCGAGAGGAGCCGACAAAGGCGAAGCGCTGATGGCCGGTTTCGTCAGTGTTCGCCTCTCCAAAGAAGAGCGCAAGAAGCTGCTCGCTCTCAAGGCGGAGCGCGGCTGCAAGTCGATCTCCCAGGTGGTCCGGCTCATGCTCGGCTTCCCCCGCGGCTCCGACGAGGGCTTGGAAGGCGCCGACGACATCGAGAGCGTCGACCGCATGTGCGAACTGTTGATCCGCGCCGTCGACCGCATCGACGAACTCACCAAGGTCGAGACCAAGATCGCCCGCCACCTCAACGTCCCCCTCGAACTCGGCCTGCGCGAGATCATGGCGGCGGCCAAGAACGGACGCCCGATCCACCCGCCGCCCGACCTCGAGACCCCCATGGACCCGGACGTGCTCATGCCCACTCGCAACGGCCACAAGCACCCCGAGATGCCGGCTGGGTTCAGCCGCGGATGAGCGTCGCCTTCGCGCCTGTCGACAGCCCGACCTGGGAGTCGCAGCTCACCGACGCGGGCTACGCGCTCCACCTCCGTCGCGACCAGGACATCCCCTGGTGGGCGGTCTCCCTGCTCGACCTGCGCGATCCTGCCGAGCAGCGGGTGCGGTCGATCAGCAACTACCACCGGATCCGCTTCCCACGCATGTGGAACACGCTCGCCGACCTGGTGACCCGGGCTGAGCAGACGGTGATGACCAAGAGCATCGAGGAGTGGCGCGACCTCTGCTACAACGACACCGACAAGGACGGCACCCCGGGTCCGATCGCCACGATCATCCGCGACGCCGCGCTCTACGCGCCCCGCGCCTTCGTCAGCCTCACCGACATCCGCGACGAGGAGGACAACCCGATCGTCCTCAAGGATTTCCACCTCGACATGCTCAACGCCATGCGCCGGATCAGCCGGCCGGCGATGATCCAGGCATCATGGGGACTGGGAAAGTCATGGAACAGTTCCACCATCGTGCCGCTCATGGACTGGGGGGAATGGCCCACTGCAACGGAGGGGCGGATCTACCTCGACGAGGATCTGATCAAGAAGTGGACCGGCCGGCTGATGCAGCTCGTCGAGGAGAACGATTCGCTCCACAAGCTGTTTCCCTGGATTCGCAAGCCGAACCGCAACGATCCTGGCTACAAGATCTGGTCCAACGACGGCTTCGCGATCGGGGGCAACCCGATCAAGCAACGCTCTTTCGAGGCCCACACCATCGGGAGTAGCAAGACCGGGCTGCGCTTCTTCCGCACCGGCATCGACGATGTGGTCAGCGACAAGGAGGCCGCGACCGCCTCGATCCAGGACCGCAACCTCGCCTACATCAAGCGCGTGGCCCTGACCACCCGGCAGATCCTCAAGCGCCCGCGATCCAAGTACGGGACCGTGTTCCCGGGGATCTACACGGTCGGCACCCCCTACGATCGCGGCGACGTCAACGTCCAGCTCGAGGACGAGTACCGGCTCAAGGGCTACAAGGTGCTGCGCATCCCGATCTTCCTCGCCAACGACCCCTCGAGACCGCGCTGGCCGGAACGGGACACGGTGGCTTCGATCCGGCAGATGAAGGAGGAGATGGGGGCGCGCGCCTTCAACATGCGCTGCCTGCTCCAGGTCGGCGGCCGTGAGCACTCGCTCTTCCCCGAGACCGACGTCGACTGGGCGCTCAAGGACGGGCGCGCCGACGCCGACAAGGCCCAGTGGTGCCAGGTGCCACCGAACACGCGGCTGATCATCGGCTTCGACCCTGCCAGCGGCAACAAGGTGCAGCATCACGGTGCCCGCTACCCCGCGTGGGTGGTGTACGGCCTGCGTGACATGACCGACTGGCTGCCCCAGCATCCGATGCGCGACCACGGCCCCAACGGACCCCCGCCCCAGCAGCGCGATCTCTTCCACCACGTCATCCAGTGGGGTCGCATGGAGGGCTACGGCTTCCATTCGCAGTGCCAGAAGATCGCCGAACTGGCCCGCGTCTACCAGTGCCCCGTCGCTTTCGAGGACAACACCACCCAGGCGGCCTTCGGCGACGAGATCGCCAAGCTCGACCCCGGGATCAAGACCTTCTCGCACACCACCGGCCTGAACAAACGCGATCCTGCTCAGGGCGTCGACCAGTTCGAGCCCCTGTTCACCAACCACCGGGTGATCATCCACGCCGACGGCGCACCCCCCGACATCGTGAAGGGCCTGCGCGACGAGCTGGTCAACTGGAAGGGCTCGACGGAGAAGACCAGCGGCTTCACCGACCTCGTGATGGCGCTCTGGATCGCGCGCTACCAGTTCTCGCTTCACGTCCAGCAGGCCCAGCCCTTGCCCGCGAGCCGCCGCCCGATCCCGTCCTACGCGGCGCGATTCCAGCAGCCATGGGTGCGTGGTGGCCGATAGCACCGCTCTCACCCCCGCCAAGGAACTCGTCGAGCGTGCCGAAGAGCGGCGCGGTCAGCAGAGTGGCCGGATCATGATGTACGACCGCTACCTCACCGCCTACTTCCAGGGGCAATCCCCGGACCAGACCGGCGGTGGCGCGGCGCTCGACAACTACAGCGACGGCCGCCCCGCCCTACGCGCCCCCGGCGAGAACGCGGCGAGCGTCCACGGCGGCCGGGCGAGCCCGAACTACATCAAGCCGATCATCAAAGACCTCGTGTCCATCAAGGGGCAGTGGCCGAGCCTCACCGTCCAGCCCGCGAGTGGTGATGAGGCCGCCCAGAAGAAGGCGGTGCTGATCCGCCGCGGACTCGTCCAGCAGCACACTCAGTCGAGCATGGTCAAGCAGTGGCAGCGCGGCGGCTTCTTCGCCTCCTGCCTCGGCGACGCGGTGATCGCGCTCGACCCGCGCACCCCTGCCGAGGCCAAGGAGCATCCCAACCCCTTCCGTCCCACCGGCATCTACTACAACGTGCTCAACCCCCGCCAGAGTTTTCCCAAGTTCCGCCAGGGCGGGGGTGATGACGACCTCGAGGATCTGTTCTGGATCAGCCGGATCACTCGCAACGACTGCAAGGCCCAGTACCCGGGCATCCGCATGACCGAGCAGGACCAGTGGGTCGACGTGATCCACTACTACAGCCGCTCCGAGCGCCAGACCATCGTCAACAAGCAGCGCGCCCACGGGATCGTCCACGACCTCGGCTTCTGCCCTGCTGAGTGGATCCCCAACGACGTCACCCTGAGCGGTTTTGGGCAGAGCGACATCGCGGGCATCCTCGACCTCCACTCCGAGATGAGCGACCTCTGGAAGGTCTACGTCGACTCCATCTGGGGCAGCGTCTACCCGATCTACGTGATCAAGGATCCGCAGAACACCCAGGGGCAGCTCGAGTACGGCCCGGGTGCGCAGTTCACCACCACCGGGACCGGCGACGTGAAGGTGCTGGCTCCCCAGGCGGATGCGCAGAGCGCCCAGTTGATCTTCCACAGCGCGCTCGACAACATCATGAAGCAGGCCGGGATCAGCCCGATCCGCCTCGAGGGTCAGATCGACCGCTCTAACGTCAGTGCCAAGTCCGTCGACCGCCAGCAGGCTCCCCAGGAGCAGCGCCTCAAGGCCGCGCTCGAGCTGGCCGGCGCCGGGCTGGAACGGCTCAACTCGAAATGCCTGCTCATGCTCTCGAGCATCAAGGAGTTCCAGGACGAGCCGATGGAACTCTATGGACAGGACAAGGACGGCACCTACAATGAGACGTTCTCGGGCGCCGACATCGGCGGCTGGACGCGCAACAAGGTGAAGTGGGACGACATGACCGGCCAGACCCGGCAGGAGGCGTCGATCCAGGCGCTCCAGTTCTTCAAGGAAGGCCAGGGCGACTTCCCCTTCTCGGCGGTGCTCGAGGCGGGCGGCTTCGACGATCCCACCGAGGTCATGGAGCGCGGCCACTCCGAGATGCAGGAGCGCATGAAGCTCCAGCAGCAGATGCAGCCCCAGCAACCTCCGGGCGCGCAAGGTGGCGCACCTCCGGGCGCTGGTCCCCCACCAGGAGCGGGAGGTGCAGGAGGCTCTCCGCCCGTGCAACCGCCGCCTCCGCAGCAAGCGGGCGGGAATGGCACCCCCGCTCCTGGTGGCGAGGATCAGATGCCCAACTTCTCGCCTGTCGCCTCTTCCCCCGCGGGTGGCGGCAAGGGATCGCCCGCTCCGGTGCCCGATCCCGCGACCGAACTCGACCAGGCGGTGCATTCGGTGGCGCTCCGGGGCACTGCGGAGATCGTGGCGAGGGGCAGCGGCTGGGTCATCGACATCACCGACAACGCCGACGCCTCGCGCATCCGCTTCGCGATCAAGCCGATCGAGCAGGCGCTCGGGATCAAGGTCGCGGTGGTGCTGCGGCCTGCTGACAAGGTGGCGTAGTGCCCTATCCCGGCTGGTCCCCGAAAGAGATCCGTCAGTACAAGCACATCAAGGCGTCCTCGGGCAGTAAGCAGATCGCGGCTGCGACCGTGAACAAGCTCAAGAAGAAGCACAAGAAGCGGAAGCACTGACGTGCAGATGCCCCCGAGCGGCCTGCCCTCGTCGTCGATGCCGGACGAAACCGCCCAGCCCGGCGACGGCTCCGCAGGCATGTCCGGGCGCAAGGCGCTCGAGAGTGCCGGTTCCCCTGGTAGGCCCCCCTCTCAGGGCGGCGCACCTCCTCCGCAAGGTGCGTCGCCCGCTCCCCAGGCTGGGCCTCCGGTGCAGCCACCCCCACGGGTGCCGCTCACCCAGGACGACATGAAGCTGGGCGGGCCCATCTTCAGCGAACCGAAGTTCACCCCCCACCGGGGCTGGCGTCAGGAGATGAAAATCATGGCCGCGCATCCCAAGGCGGGACCGTGGCTCGGGGCGCTGGCGAAGAAGATCGGTGATGAGGAGCAGCAGACCGGCAAACTGACGACGCCGCAGCAATGACCGTCGCCCCCTACCTGCCCCAGCCGACTGGGCCGAGCACCACCTCGCAGAACTCCATCCCCGCGATGGATCCGGCAGCGATGGAATCCGCAGCCCAGCAGGTCTCCTCGGCCTCGTACACCTCCTACGGCGCGCTGCCCAATCCCCAGGCGGTCTACGAGGCGGCCCAGACCGGAGCCACCGCGACCCTCGCCCAACTCGCCTTGATGGGCACGCCCGAGTATGCGGCCGAACTCACCGGCTCACCCGCTGGCGGTCAGGTGCAGCAGACCCCGTTCCCCCAGACCACCGCCCAACCACCACCGCAGGCGACCGGCAACACCGGGGTGTACGGTGCCGCGCCGACAGCCGCGCAGCAGAAGCAGGCGATCCAGTCGTCGGGCAACTCGCAGTGGGCGGCGCTCGGCTCGGTGCCCTCGACCAACCTCGCCTGGATGCAGTCGATCGAGGACTCCAAGGATCCGAGCCAGATCAAGCAGTGGCAGACCATGCTCAGCGCCAACGGCGGTGGGTTCTACGGGGCCAACACCGGCAACCACATCAGCGGGGTCTGGAACTCGACCACTGACACGGCGGCGTTACAGGGGTTCCTGATCGCCCGCTACATGCCCGACGCTCTGTATTCGAGCGACCCGACCACCGCCACCAACGCCTCGCAATTCCTGAGCGCGCTGGGGGTGGACACCACCGCGATGCAGCAGCAGATGCGCGACCCGGTGATGCAGGCGAGTGTGGCCCAGCAGTGGATGATGGCCCAGGGTCCGAACGCGGGCCAGACCACCAACTCGCTCCAGCAATACGCTGACAAGTACGGACTCTCGGCCCTGCCGACCGGCTACCAGGCGATCGTCCGACCCGATCCGCTGCGCTCGATCCGAGACGGCCTGCTCAACCTCCCCCTGCTTGGCTTGCTCAACGACGTGCCCTTGGCGTCCAGCGTCTTTCACGGCGCCGTCAACCTGCTCACCGGCAACCTCGACCTCGGGCATCTCCTCGACGACCCGCGCAACGTCGAGGCGCAGCAGGTCAAGTCGCAGATGCAGGCACTCAACAAGATGACCCCGACCGATCTCCAGAACATGACCCCGCTGCTCCAGTCGATCGCCAACGACAGCGGCTTCATGGGCTTCATGGACTCGTGGGACCACGACCGCAACAGCGTCATCTTGGAGGTCGGCTCGACGCTGGTGAACGGCTTCAGCAAGGGCAAATGGGAGAACCCGTTCGACCCCACCTCGGCGGCGAACATCTGGGCACAGGCGCACGCCGACAACATGGCCGGCGTGCTCTTCGGCGACCAGTGGGCCCAGAACAACCCGTTCTTCGCCGGGATGGCGAACTTCATCATCAACACCGCCGACGACCCCACCTCCTACCTTGGACTGCTGGGGAAGGTACCGATGATCGCGATGGCGCAGAACATGGGGACGGCTTCCAAGGTTCTCGACGACACCAAGGGGCCGTTTCTGGGTCTGCGCAGTCTCTTCGGGACACTCAAAGACCCAGAAACGCGGAAGGTGTGGGGCGATCTGGCAGGCAACGGGTTGAAGGAACAAACCAGCGATGGCTGGATGAAGACGGCCCGTGCCGCAGTCAAGCCAGACGCAGGCGGCAAGATCAGGCTGTCGACCATCGACGCGGCCGAAGGCTTCGCGATTCCCAAGGTGGGCAGTGAGGCGGCGGGCAAGTACGCGCTCGTCAAGGCGATCCTCGAAGCTCCTGATGACGCTACCGCGCGCGGTCTCATGATGAACGGGAGCAAGGACGGCGAGACCATGGGTTTCGGGCACTTGACGGCCAGCGGCAAGGCTGTCTACAACACTCACGCCAACTGGGCGTCGGTCGTCAAGGCGGCAGCGTCGGGCAAGCTCAACCATGCGCGAGCGATCGGTGCGCTCCCCGAGATGATGAACGACGCCCTGGTCACCGACCCGGTGAAGACGCTCTCCAACTTCCGCAACCGTGCGCTGGTCTCGGGCATGACCCCGGCCGAATACGGGCCTCTCAACGAGAAATTGGCCGATGCCATCCTTGGCAGGACGGGCGATGTCGAGGGTGCGGTGGCGGCTGCGAAGGAGTACACCGACGCCATCCTCAAGGCCAACGAGGAGAAGTTCGGGGTAACCAGGGACATGCTCGACAAGGTGCGGGCCTACCGCTACAAGTCGAGTGGAAGGACGCCCCCCGCTCAGGACGAGAAGAACGTCTACGCGCCCAAACCGGATGCTCCGACTGGCGCTGCCGCGCCCGAGATCTCTACCGGGACGCGTGCCTCTGGTGACGCTCGCGCTGTTGCGCAGGAACGCATCAATGTCATCAACTCCGACCTCAAGGAACTCGAAGCTCACGCCAAGCCAGACGATCCTCACATCCTGGCGCTCCAGAACGAACTCACCACGCTCCAGCGCCCGGTGCCGATGTTCACCACCCAGCTCGCCGACCTCTACCAGTTCCCCTACACCCCTTACGAGATGCTGGTGGCGCGTCATCCGACGATGCGATTCCTTGAGAAGACCCAGGCGGCGGTGCGCGCCGACGAGATCAGCGGCGTGTGGAAGCGTTGGGCAATCGGTCGGATCTCATCCGCCTACCGCATCGTCCTCGGCGACGACACCATCCGGCCCGTGACCCTGTTGATCAGCACCGGGCACCCGATCACCGGCTTCCGGCTCTTGGGGATGTCCCTGCTTCGGTCGCTGGGGATCACCGACCCGACTGCCGGGCTGGCTGCGATCGGACGCAAGATCCCGGGCGTGAGGAACGTGGTCGGCGATTTCGGCGGCGTGACGCGCGCGCGGGTATTGGCGCGAACCGAGGAGATCCTCGCCAAGGATCCGAACGCACGTCGGCTCATGCAGGAGTTCGGCAACCTCGTCAATGAGACCATTCCGCACGGCTTTCAGTCGTTCCATCCCACTGAAGTCGGCTACGCCCAGGGGCTGCACCACGTCATCCAGAACATCCTCGCCCCGGACCCATTGGTCCAGTCGTGGCTCAAGGCCTACGAGGAGGGCGCGCTCGGCACCGCGCTGGCTCCGCTTGAGGCACTCCCGAAGTCGAGCTTCTACCACGGCACCTCGATGCGCATGGCGGGAGATCAACTCCGCCCAGCCTACGAGGCAGGCTCTGGCGCGAACAATCTCTTCGGACCTGGTGTCTATGTCACTGACAACCCAGGGATTGCAGAGGCGTACACCCGCAAGGGTTTGGCCCGCGCCAGCGCGAAGGGGGAAGCGTCGAAGACCGTCTACGGCATGGAGCCGACCAAGAAACTGAACTTGATCGACCTCAGCAAGCCGCTCCCGGCTGACGCGCAGCAGGCGTTCCTCAACTCGTGGAAGGGGGTTCTCGGACCCGACTACGACCTCAGTGAACTCGCAGCGAAGATGAAGACCACGCCGGGTGATGAGATCTACAAGGAACTCCGAGGCGACCTCAGCGATGCGGAGATTCCGAAGTACGACGCCGACGAGATCCTTCAGGAGATGCATGACGCCCTGAGCGGTAAGGGCTACCACGGCTTCCAATATCAGGGCGGCAAGTACACGGGGAAGACCCCGCACACAGCCAGTGTGATCTTCGACCCAGAGTCACTCAAGGTCTCCCACATCACCTCTCGCGATCCGGTGCATATGCCCGTGAACCTGAAGGGTCTCGACGCCGCGCGCGCGGCTGTCGAGGACACGGTAAGGAAGGCGACGAGCAAGGGCGCGGAGATGGACCCGGTGAGCGCAAGGATCGCGTCGTGGCTCAACGTCCAGAACGGCGATCTGGGCGAGGAGAACTTCCAAGCGGTGCTCAACCGCTGGCACTCCTACGCGAGCGGTCTGTTCCGCAACGAGCAGATCCGCCAGTGGACGCGCGAGGGAGCACCCGATTTCAAGAAGGTTCATGGGATGGTGAAGAACGAGGCCAACCTCAACGCCTCCACACTGCCGGTGATCTCCTCTCGGATCGAGAACGGCTACGCCCAGAACATGCTGAGCAGCGGCGTCACCAAGTTCCCGCAGTTGATCTTCAACGAGATCACCAAGCCCTCTGTGGACAGTGCCCGCGCCAACGGCTTCGTGGAGATCAAAGATCTTTACGACAAGTCGATCCGCAAGTACTACGACAAGACGTCGTACGCGGCGCGCGCGGATTACGCGGCCATGGTGGAGAAGGAAGCCTCTTCGCAGGCGATGGACTGGATGCTCAACAACACCTACCAGGGCGGGCGTTCGATCGTCGGCGGCACACTGCGCAACGTGATGCCCTTCTACGGCGCGACCGCCAACCTCGACCGCTTCATCTGGCGGCAGGCGATGGCCCATCCGGCAGTCGGGGTTGGAGCGGTGCGGGCGATGAACGCCAGCGAGGAATCTCAGGTCAACACCACCGCGCCCGCGCTCACCGGGGGCAGCGGCTTCATGGCGATGCTCGGCTTCGGCGGCGGCGAAGGATTGCAGTTCAACCCCATGAACGCCTTCTTCCTCACCGCTGACGGCCTCGGCTCGGTCATCCCCGGCACCGGCCCGGTGTTCACCCCCTTGTGGAAGGGGATCTCCAGCGTCAGCCCCGGTCTCTCGCAGTTGCTCAGTACCATCCCGGGCATCTCACAGGAGATCGACTGGTCTACCGGCAATGCGCAGCCGCTCTTCCCCTGGCTCTCGGATCTGCTCCAGGGCGCTGCCATGAGCGCCTTCGGCACTGGCAATGTGGTCACCGACACCTTGGAGAACCTGCCTGGGATCGGCGTGGGCGCCGACAAGGTGAGCCAACTCATGATTCAGAAAGAGCAGCAGGACGACCGCAACAAGACCGGCTCCGGGGTGGGCGGCACGACAACTCAGGGCGACATTCAGAACGTTGCTCGCGATGTCGGGCATGACCTCGTTGCCCAGGGTGCGGCTCAGTTCGTAGCTCCGGTCTCGCCCCAGGTGAAGGACGTCGGCGGCCAGCAGATCACCCAGCAGATGGACACCTATCGGGCGGCCACCACCGATGCTCAGAAGGACTTGGCGATCACCCAGGCGCTCGGCGTCAAGCCGAAGCAGTGGCAGGCGGCGCTCGACCAGACCCCGGGCGCTCCCTCGGTGGCCCAGCTCGTGGCGCGCCACCCCGATTCGGCCGGCGCGCTCATGGTCTATCAGGACAGCCGGATCTCCTCAGACATGCGCGACGCGGTGCAGGCAGCGGCGCCGTGGGTGGTCTCCAGCGCCGCCGGGAAGTATCAGTACACGTCGACGCAGACGGTCGGCGACCTTGCGCAGTGGGATCTGATGCGCAACATGGGCGACATCAACGTGCTCTCCCCCTTCGGCAACCAGAACTCGTTTCTCTCCAAGGTCACCGACGAGCGTCAGGTCAACAACGCGTGGTTGCAGTACGACCAGCTCAAGAACCTCGAATATTCGACCATGGCCCAGAACGGCTGGAGTACCTCGTCGCCGCTCTACCAGGCGTGGAACGATGCGGTGATGCAGCCCGCCCTGGTGAAGATGGAGACCGAGTTCCCCGCGTGGGCTACCAAGTTTGGCAGCGGCGGAGGGGGCACGTCGGCCTCGTCGCTGGCAGGTGCGACCGCACCGTTGCGCACCCTGCAAACCTGGGAGGCGATCCCTCAGAACCCCGACTTCGAGACCCAGACCTCGACCTCGTGGCGCAACGCCATCCAGGCAAAGGATCAGGCGGCGGCGATGATCTATCAACTCAACCAATCGGGCGGCTCGCCGACCGAGACGCAGATGGTCATGACCCAACTCCAGAACCAGCTTCAGCAACTCGCTGCGCAGGATCCCCAGTTCCAGGCGGAATTGGGCAGTTACAGCTTCGGCAAGTGGGAGGACGTGGTAAATCTGGAAGCGGATGAGCAGCTCGCCAACTACTACGCCCAGACCACGGTGAGCGCGCCCTAATGCCTGACGCCCCCGGCTACGGCACGAACGTTCCCGCGGCGCCTCCGTGGACCGCACCACCGCCTGACAAAGCTGCCGACGCTGACGCGTGGTTCGAGGAGTGGCTCCAGCAGAACTTCCCACCCGACGAATCGGGACGTGCGGCGGGGCAGATGGGGCCGGAAGCCCTCGCCGTTCGCGAGGAGTGGACCAAACTCTCAGCTGCCCAGAAGACCAGCGTATTCACGCAGATCCGGGGGATGGGCCGCTACGGCACCCCGGACGCCGTGGCCTCGCTGCTCCAGAAGACTGCCGCCGCACCTGCCGCCACTCCAACACCGCCGACCGGGACCACAGGGACACTCAACGCTCAGGATCAGGTCGGCACCGCCGCACTAGCAACTGGAACGCCGGTCCAGGGCACCACCGCAGCCACCGCGCTGATCAACCAGTACATGACCACGCCGCAGTGGCAGGGATCTCCTGACGATCCCCAGAGCGCGGCAGCCGCGCTCGGCGTGGATTACAACTCCGCGGACCAGCAGTATCAGAAGTACCTCGCCCACTTCCAGACGGCGATGGACCGGGCCACCTCGCTCACCCAGCACGCCGCGCCGCCGATGCCCGAGGTCTCCTTCATCCAGAGCCTTGCGCAGGCGCAGTACGGGCAGTGGGGTCCGGCGATCGGGATGATCGCCTACATGTGGCAGCAGCAGAACGGCTCAGCCCTGCCCTCGGATCTCGCCACCGGCCTGATCGCCCAACTCAAGACGTTCGCTGCGCGCGACCCCAACGGCGCTGCTCAACTCCAGCTCCAGATGCTGAGCACGGTTGAACAGATCAAGACCTCGGCCGGGAACACCTCCGCGGCCTCGGGTGGACAGGCCACCAACCTCAACATCGGCGTCGACATCACCAACTTCCTGACCCAGTTGGGCGGCATCGCTCCGAACATCTACTCCAGCGGCAGCTCAGGATCCTCGGCGCTCGCTGCCTCCTCGCCGAACTCCTTCATCGGCCAGTACATCGAGAAGAATCCGAACGTGGCGGGCGAAGCGGCCACGGTCGAGGGCGGTGAGAAGAAGAGCGCGATCGACTTCCTCACTGCTCAGAACATGCCGACCACGGCAGCCAACATCACGGCGCTCTCCAATCCTCAGACCCTTGCCACCATGGGCGCGTACGTGCAGTGGATGAACACCGTCAAGATGCCCATCACTCCGGCGATCCTGACGACCCTGATGAGCATGCCCTTCTCGGACCCCAACACTGGGATGGCACCGACCGGCACCGGAGGCGCCTACCTGCTCGATCAGGTGATGCCGGGGACGAAGATGACCTATGGGGCGTACCAGACGGTCTCGTCCTCGATCACGCCGCAGTGGGAGCAGTATTTCAACTCGACGCCGAACAAGGCACAATTGGCGTACTTCGTGGGCAAGTCGCCAACCGATGTCACCGACTACTTCAACAACTCGATGTCCTCGATCCCGGGGATCACCATCGGCCAGAAGAACGACTACGAGAACTTCATCCAGAGCCTCGACCAGCAGAGCCCACAAGTGGCCGGGATCACCCACACGTTCTCGTCGCAGGTCGATAACTCGATGATGGATCAACTCCATCAGCAGGTCACAGCCCAGTCCACGGGCAAGCCTGTGCCGGGGAAGATGTAGATGGCTCTGAACGCACGCCAGCGACAGGCGGCGATGGCGTGGTACTTGCAGCAGCCGAAGCCTGGTGCCGGAGTGGACGCCCAAGCTTGGGAGAAAATCGCGCCGGTCGCGAACTCGATCACGCTGCCCTTGTGGGGCCGACCCGCGCACCCCGAGCAGATTCGGTGGTTGGCTGACCATGATATGACCGAGCCGAGCCAAATCCACGGGGCATTCGGACAGCTCCCGCATCCGCACGCGCCGTCGATCAGCGTGGCGGACTACCCCAAGTACACCCACGCGATGCAGGTCTACGAGGACCACAAGTAGTGGCGGCACCTACCGACGCCGAAATCGCCCAGATCGCGAGCCAATACAGCATTCCCCCGGCGATCCTCATGGGCATCGTCAAGAGCGAGGGCGGCTCGTCCTCGTACAGCCTGCCCACGGCCACAGTCGGCGCCTACGGCCAGAGCGCCGCGCAGATGCAGGCTGACCCGCTGCTCGCGCTCTCGATCGTGGCCCGGACGCTCTCTCAGTCCTTCGCCCAGACTGGCTCGTGGGAATCGGCGCTCAGCGTCTACCTCACCGGGGATCCCAACTCGTGGGAATCGCCCACGTCCAGCGTCGGCGGGCAGGTGCTCGGCATCCTCGGGCAGGCGTCGACCAACCCCACCTTCGGCCTGAACGGCTACCAGCCGGCGAGCGCGCCTACGTTCCAGCAGGGGGTGTCCGCGTTCGAGCAGCACCTTACCGGCCTGGTCGGCATGGGCGGCGTGGTCTCGCAGCACACCGTCGACAGCTTCCGCAGCCAGGCGGCCCAGATCGGCTCGCAGCAGTTCCAGCAGAGCGCGAACATGGGCCAGGTCAGCGAGGACATCCTCACCGCGGCCAAGATTCCGGTCACCGACGCCAACGTCGCCCTGATCACCACCATGGCCCGGGGCGAGGGGATGCCGCTCGGCTCCTTCAACTGGCTCGCGAGCACCACGCCCGAAGCCGGATCGGGCACCTTCAACAGCGTCGGGGTGCAGCAGTACGGCTCCTACCAGTCGGGCGTCGACGCCACCGCCCAGACGCTGCTCAACGGCAACTACGACCGCATGATCCAGTTGATGCGTTCGGGCACGGATCTCACCACCATCGCCCGCGATCCAGGGGTGGCGAACGATCTGCGGACGTGGCAGGGGGGATCCTCCGAGGACGTCAACAACCTGCGCGCGCTCAAGGACGTGCCGGGGTCAAAGCCGACGCAACCCAAGGACAAGCCTCCCGATCCGAGCAAGGTCGGCGAGTTCGCCCAGCAGCTTCAGGGCGCGGGCATCGACCCCGAGGTGTTCTCCGAGCACTTCGCCACCCTCGCGCAATCACGCCGTCAACTGCTCGGCTCGCAGCGCACCAGCGTGAGCGACTTCGCCTCGATGCAGCAGGCGCTCTCCGCGGTGGGTCGAGTGGTCGACCAGGCCGGGGTGCTCGAGCACGTCCGCGCGCAGCCTCACCCGCTCTTCCCCAACGTGGCCGCTGGAACGTTCCACGACACCTTCGGGCTGGCGAGCATCTACTCGACGACCCACACCGGAGCCTTCCCGACCCTGCACGAGACCGCCAACCTCGCGAGCCTCGACCACAAGGCGATCAGCGACTTCTACCAGCAGAAGGCCAAGGCCACGCAGCCTGCCACGACGCAACCCGCGACCGCGCCGGATAACGTGGTGCAGATGCCGCAGCAGTCGGGTCAGCAGCAAAAGGAGGCGAAGCAGACCGCGTGAGCACCGGCCAGAGCACAGACACGCAGTCCGCCTCGCCACTGGGGAATCAGGTCTCGAACCAGGCGCTCATCAACATGGGCATCCCCACCACCTCGCAGGGTGCCCAGTTCGAGCTTGAGGAAGAGGCCGCCGCATCAGCCCGGGGACAGTCCTATGCGCAGCTCTGGGCAGGGTTCAAGATCCCCGCGGCCGACGCCGGCGACTTCTGGACGGTGTACGCGATGGCCGAGACCTTCGCGAGCAACACCGGCTGGAAATACCTGCCGACCCCGCAGTTGCTCCTAAAACTGCTCGCGAGCGGCAACATCGACAACCCCCAGCAGGCGTATGCGTGGTTTGCGGACGTGATGAAGGTGAACCAGGCGAAGATGCCCTGGGCCGCGCTCGGCATGAGTAGCACGCAGTACAACCAGGCCGAGGCGAACGTGAGCGACAGCCTCTACGCGCTGACCGGCACGACCGACTTCACCAAGGCGGGGCTCGGCGGGATCAAGAGTGACGCGCTCTTCAACCAGTGGTCAATGACCCATTTGCAGAACTACATCGAGCAGAATCCGAAGCTCTCGGCACAGTACGGATACCTCCGTTATGGACAGAACTACCAACAATTTTCTGCTTGGAAGCAATCCAATTCCGTGAGCCTGCAACAGCGATATGGAACGAAATATACTGATGCACAAGCGATTTCCGAACTCGCGTCGCCGCTGCAATCGTTCCACGCCTCGGGCGGTGTTTTTGGTCAATCGGTGCCGTATGTCGCGGCGTCCTCGACGATGCCGACCGGCCACCAGTCAGCCATTCGCTAGTTATACTGGCGCGTATGGGTTCCTACGTCTACAAGGGCAAGACCACCCTGCGCCGCTACGAGTGGATGACCGCCGTTCTCCCGAGCGCATTGCTGAACGTCTATGGTCAACCAGTCCAGAGCGGCACGTTCAATGGCGAGATCCTCGTGCTCGCCAACCACGACGGCAGCGTCATGATGCCGCAGGCGACCGGGCCGCCCGTGGGTGCGAGCACGACCGTGTTGCCCTACGGCACCAACGACAACGACATCTACAGCGCGTATGTCCAGCCGTCGCCTTGGACGGAGGTGCCGTGAGCCGCTTCATCTCGATCCCCGGCATGGCCCCGTCGCAGTCCTCAGACGACCGCGGCAAGCTGCGCCTCCCCGACATTCACGCAGAAGAACACGATCAGCATTTCGGCGAATGGCTGCGCTCTCGCAGCGAGACCTCGCATCAGGAGGTGGGTCTGTCTCCCGGCGACAAGGTGGGCTTCGTCGACGCCACGGGCGAGCGCCGTCCCGCCATCGTCGACCACGAAGAAAGAGATTCCCATAGCGGCAAGGTCGACGTGTATCTCCACGCCAACGACCAGACCGGGAGCGGCAGCTACAAGATGACCTTCGAAGGCAGTACCAACCGCGAACTCAAATCCTCGCGTGTGAAAAGGATCCACGAATAATGCCAATCGAACTCGCATCCCATCCGAACTACGGCCCCGAGGCGGCCAAGTTCCGCGCCGCCCAGGAGGCCGCGACCACAGCAGGCGACGAGGTTGCACTCGCCACTGCGAAGGCCGAGTGGGCCAACGCCACCGCGCGCATGAGCGCCGACCTCTACGAGCGGCAGGACAGCGAGCGCGGCCGCCAGGCGGAGATCGACCGCATCAGGCGCGAGAACCCGGATGCGCCGTTCGACAAGTTCAGCGGCGTGCAGGACATTGCCCAGATGGAGGAGATCGCGAAGTCCTTCCAGGCGCTCTCCGCGTCGCGACCCAAGGGCGCGCAAGAGCAGGGCTCGTGGTCGACGCCTCCCGGTGGCGGCGGTGGCGTCCCGAACGATCCCGAGGACGTGATCGACCCGAACGAGCAGCGTGACGGGGACACCGGCATCCTGCCGAGCGTGCAGCGGCGCATGAACAACCTCTCGGGCACGGTGATGCAGAAGGGCGCGCTGGCCCGCAAGGAGAACGAGGATTTGCAAGCCCTCGCCCTGGAGCCGCTGGTCGCCCGATTCCGGCGCCGTCAGTCGTGAGCGAGGACATCCTCGCTCAGTTCATGGAGCCGAAGGAGGATCCCCACGTAGTCCCTGCTTCCCAGCCGGTGGTTGAGCAGACCGAGCAGGAGCGCCGCGCGCAGGAGGCCCGGGACTTCCTCGCCTCCCTGCCGCCCGCCCAGCGTCAGCGCACCGAGGAGGAGATCGCCGCCGAGCGCGCCGAGGTGCTCGCGACGGTGCCGATGGCGAACGGCGTGCCCATCCCCGAGAGCGGCACGCTCACCCAGGAGCAGATGCGCAACAACCCGAGCAACTTCCAGCCGGCGATCGAGCCCTTCCTGGAACAGGCGGGCGTGTCGAGCGAAACCATCGTCATGGGCGTGAAAAGGGAACCAGTGGACGTGCTACTGACACAAGAGCAGATTGACAACGCGCCGAAGCCGCAGGAGACCGACAACCGCCAGTGGTGGGTGTGCGTCCAGAGCGACGGCATCCGCACCATGGACAACAAGGGTGTCGTGCATCCCGCGTTCCAGAGCGACGTGCATCTGATGGACGTGATGGTTCGCTGCCCGTTGTGCGAGAGCGTCAGCGTGCGCAAGGTCATGCCCGGCGAGAACCTTGCGGAGAGCGAGGCCAACGCGAAGTGGATGCGGGATCGCACCCGGGTGATGGGCTTGAACCCGATCCTGCGGCAGGTGTAGTTGACAGAGTAGTTCTGTCGGCGCATAGTTCGCGCCAGTCCCGACGAACGTAAGGGGCGCGAAGAGCACACCGCAAGGCCAAGGCTCCGAGCAGCCAACCCGTGAAGGTCGTGGTCGTCAAGATCACCACCACCGTTCACGGAGACACCTTATGGCACTCGTGCAGGGGGCTGGAACTTCAGCCACTAACCTCGCGGCCGCTGGAACTGCGCGAATTGACATCAGTGAGTTCCTGGCCGCGAACCTCGTCCTCGCCAATAACTTCGCGGGCGCCCTGCGGGTCGGCCCAGAGTTCTCGGGCAACAACCAGGTCTGCACCTGGAACGAGGACAAGCTCAACGCTGACTTCGTGACCGACACCACGTCGGGTGGTATCTCCTCGTCCGCGACCCAGATCATCGTCTCGCTCGCCGACGCTGGGATCACCCCGGTCGGCACCGTCCTCGGCGACGCCGGAGCCACCAACGGCTTGGGCGGCGGCGAGAAGATGCAGGTCACCGGCGTGACCTACTCGGGCAGCACCGCGAACCTCCAGCTCTCCCGGGCTTTCGGCGGTACCACCGCCTCGAGCCATGCGCAGAGCGCTGTGTTCACCCACGTTGCCCGCCCACTCCAGCAGAACTCGGACCTCGGCCCCGACATGAGCCGGGCGCGCGTGGTCAAGTACAACAACATCCAGCGCCAGGGCATCGACGTGGTGCTCGGTGCGGAGGCGATTGAATCGTCACGCCGGGGGTACACCCCGGGCATCCAGGACGAACTCGTCTACCAGCTCGCGAACCGGACCCAGGAGATCCTGCGGCTCTGGAACCGCTCCTCGATCTACGGCGCGGCCTCGCCGGGCGCAGGACCGAACCCCGGCACGGCGGGAACATCGGCCGGTGACTACTCGACCTTCGCGGGCCTGCACAACTGGCTCGACGGCACCTTCAACACAACCAGCGTGGCGAACTCGTGGATCACCAAGGGGTACGCCAACGGGGACATCTTCAGCGCGGTCAACGACGCCAACCTGACCCTGTTCCGCAACGGCGCGGTGCCGGACTGGCTGATGATCGGCCCCCAGGGCGCGGTGGACGCCTCGAAGCTCTTCTCCGACCGGATCCGCATCCAGCAGGACGAACTCACCCGCGGCTTCACCGCGCAGTACCTCAGGACCACGCTGGCGAACGAGGTGCGGCTCCTGCTCGACGGCTACGTGGCCGACGGCGCGGCGGTCGGGGACATCTTCCTGCTCGACAGCTCCCGGTTCCGCTTGCGGCCGTATACGGGCAGCCTCTACTACACGATCACGGCGGAGACGCTGCGTGACGGCGATCAGGTGCGGGCGCTCTCCAAGCTCAGCTTCGAGGCGCGCAACACGGGCACTGACATCGGCCAGGCGTCGATGCTCATCCAGTTCGCAACCCTGTAGCCCATGGCACGCAAGCTACGCTCGGCGACCGCGCTCGGTGGCGCGAACCTCAACGAGAGCGCCTGGTACGACGGCGGCGAGAACCTCAACTTCGCCGCGTTCACGTCGACAAGCACGCCGACGATTCTCGGCATCCGTGTGGTGCCGCTGGATACGGCCAGCGTGAACAGCGGTGGCGACTTCCTGGCCGCCGGTCTCCCGATCAATCGTCTCCAGGGCGCGCAACTCGGCATCGTGAGCCTCACCTACATGGCGGCGCAGACCACCCAGGACGCCGGGGTCGGCGTGATGCGAGTGTTCGGCACACTGGCGACCCAGATCACCAACGGCGGCGGCGCGCTCACCTCACTCAACGTCACCGCGTTGAACACGGCGCTACCCAGCGGCCAGATCCTCAACCTCACCAACGCGGCGGGAACCCTGCAGACCTGGACGCTCAGCGCGGCTGCGGCCAAGGGGGCGACCACACTGGCGGTCAACTCGCAGACCCCGACCGGCACCAACGCGGTCGGCAACTCGTTCGTCGGCCTGGTGGGCAACATGATCGCCTTCGGCTGGCTGCACGCAGTCGGCTCGCCGGTGTTCCTGCCCTATCTCCCCTACAGCCTTCCGGCAGTCGCCGCCAACACGGCGCTCAACACCACGGGCGACCCCTACGGGTCGTATCTCCCGGAGTACCCGGGCGATGTCGAAGTCTTCTACGTCACCTCCGCAGGCTCGATCAGTTGGTCCGCCGGCGTCATCAACACCCTGGCCTCATAAGGAGCCTGATCAATGCCACTGAACATCGGCGATCACAGATGGATGGCTCAGGACGACCTGAGCGATGGTGTGATCCAGAACATCCAGGCCCAGCTCGGCCAGAACCCCCAGGCGGGCGTGGCTGCGAGCGGCCTGCGCACCCGCACCGTGGCGACCTCGGCGGCGATCAACACCACCGAGACCCTGCTCCTCGCGTCGCCCCTGCGGATCCCGTCGACCGACTTCGGGCAGACCATCCTGGGCACGCTCCAGGTCGGCACGCTGGTGCGCTGGACGATCCAGGGAACCTGCACCGACACGGTAGCCAACACCTCGACCTTCGGGGTCAGGATGGGCATCCTCGGCACGGTGGCGGGCGACACGCTGGTGGCGACCTTCGTCACGTCGGTTTCCGGCTCGGCGGGCACGTCGGTGCCCTTCACGGCGGTGATCAGCCTCACCGTCCAGACCCTCACCGCAACCGGCACCGGCACAGGGCAACTCGTGATCAACAGCCCGGCGACCGGGATCATCGGCGCGGCGATCAGCTTCAACGTCGGCTCGGCCGCGGCGATCACGGCGCTCCCGACCACGACCGCGACCTTCATCGACCTCACGTTGATCACGGCCGCGACCACCACGACCAACACCATCCAGAGCGTCCAGTGCGAGATCTTCCCGTAGGCGATGGGACGCTGGAACCACGCTGAACATGAAGAGGACGAGCAACTCACCCGCATCGCCGACGCGCTCGACTTCATCGGCCGCCTGCTCGCCGTCTACCTCCCCCAACCTCAACCAATCGCAACAGGAGTCAATGGCATGTCCCTTCCCGTCAGCCCGGTAGCCCCGGGCACCCAGTTCACCGGCACCTACACCGCGGTGGACGCCGCCGGCAACACGCTCGCCGGCCCGATCGCTTTCACGTCGAGTGACAGCACGCTGCTCACCGTCACGGGCGACGGCTCGGTCACGGGTGTCTCCGTGGTCACCTGCGATGCTGTGGCCGCGGGCTCGCCGATCCTCACCGCCTCGTTCACCAACGCCGATGGCAGCGTCACCAGCGTCGGCACCAACAACCCCTTCACGGTCACCATCGCGGCGGCCACCGACAACGCAGTCGCAGTCAACGGCGTCTAAGGAGAAGACATGGCAAGTGGACGCAAGGGCGGCGGGATGATCGGGCAGAAGTACCCGATCCCTGACGACCGCGCCTTCGGTACTCCGGGGGAGATTCACTCCCGCGAGCACGAGGCGCATCAGGAATCCCCGACCACCTTCTCGCAGATCGGACCCGCCGACAACACCGGCATGAACGTCGCCGAGATGGATAAGAATCCGGCCAATCGCAGCGGTCGGTTCAAGTTCTCCGAGGGCGTCTAGGCGATGGCGCGCCGCAAGGGCACCATGCCCCCGCCTTCGGGTTCGCACACCGGGCCGTTCTCGCCGAAAGGCTTTGACAACGGCTCCAAGGCGCTCGCGGTCGGACACACTGCGGCGGGACGTCCCCGGCGCAAGTTCCACCGCGGCGGCAAGAAGCGCAGGGGCTAGGCCATGCAGATGCCTCCCGACATGGGAGCAGCCGCGGGTGGCGGGATGCCTTCAGGCGGAGCTGCCCAGCAGGGCGGTCCCATCGGAGCTGCCCCGCCGATGCCGATGCCTCTTCCGCTGCCCGCTGCCACGCGCAAACGGCGCAAGAGCGGCAAAAAGGCGATGCTGACCCGGCGCCGGTCGCGCAACAAGAGCAAGAAGGGCTGAGATGGGCGAGACCACCAGCACCTGGAGCCTGCCGCTGCACAGTTCGGACACCGAGCATCCGCGCATGAAGCGCCGCGACAGCAGGGGCAGTGGCGGCCCGCTCCGCATCAATCGCGGTGAGCACAACTTCATCAGCGCGCCGGGCGATCCCACCGCGGGCATCGAGCACCCCGGCGTGAATGCGAGCAGCGTGCTCACCAACCCGTTCGACAAGCACAGTCGGTGAATGCCGACCACGCCGGTCACGGTCACGATGTGGCTGGATCCGCCCTTGGTGACGGACTTCCAGGTGGGCGACATGATCACCTGGCACGCGAGCTTCGTGGATCGTCAGACCAAGGCCCCAGTGACCCCGGACATCATCACCTTCGTCTACTCGTCGCCCCCCGGGCAGGCGCCGACGCCGGTGACGACGCCCGCGATCACGGTGGACGCGACGGGTGTCTGCCACTACGACCTCGCCTTGTCGATCGTGGGCAAGTGGATTCTTACCACCGCGCCGCAAGGGAATCCTGGCGCAGTGTCGATCGGCAACCAGTCCATGGTGCTCAACGTCACCGAGATTGGGCAATGAATATGGTCAAACGTCTGAGCCGGTGGGGGTCAAATACCCTCGCGTGTTTGAAGCGCGGCCGCGCCGTAGGTTTCCGCACCTGGATAGGGCGGCTCAGTTTGGAGGACAGACATGCGTTTCCGCCGCCGCGGTCACAAGCGCCGGTAGGCGCCCAGGGCGTGGGGGCAGCAATGCCCCCGCTCCCGACGCACTGGAGCTAGGGATGATCCCGATGCCAGCGTTCTCTCGCCGCAGCCTTGAGCCGCTCGCGGTTCGCCGCGTAGTAAGCACGACTGTTGGCCCTGTGGTTCTCGGCAAAGATCGGGTCCGAGGCGCGAGCGTTGGCTTGCCAGAGCGCTTCACACTTCCGACACATTCGAGAGCCGTTATCCTTCCTGATGTACGTGTTCGCCTCAGTGAACTCGTGACCACTCTTGCAGTGGGTCTTATCTGCGTTTTTGCGAGTGACCGTCAAGCGGCTCGCCAGCAGATTCTCTTGGCAGCTCGCCTTGCGAAGATGAGCGAGATTCACACAGGAACGATGGGGGCATGTCGATCCGCCTTGGCAGGCGCGGTCTGAGTTGTGGCAAACATGATCCAGTTGCACACCCTTGGCGAGCGGCCCGTAGAACTGCTCCCACATGTACCGATGAGCCCTCACCTGCCTTCCGTCAATGGTGAGTACCCCGTAGCCCTGATCGTTCTGGGTTCCCCTCCATCGCAGGCACTCGCCTACCCACTCAACCGGCAAGGCGAGGGACTGTTTCATATAGTGCGGAGGTTACCACAATCCCTTTAGGCCAGTATCAGAAGGGCCGGATCCTCTCGGGCCTGTTCGGTGCCACTGCGTACCCGGCGATCCCCGCCACGCTCTACCTGTTCGCGAGCACCGCACCGTGGGCCACCTCGACCGATGCGCAGATCCTCGCTGCTGAGCCGACCGTCACCACGGGCGGTTACCTGCGGCCTTCGGTGACCAACAACGGCACTGACTTCGCGGCCGTGTCGGTGGGCGCCTTCGTGGGCAGTGCTTCGAGCACCAACCTCCAGGCCGGTCCTGGACCCACTGGGGTGCTCTCTTGGCCCGCCTCGACCGGCTCCGGGTGGACATCGGCGGGATCCTTCCTCGTGACCGTGGGCTGGGCTGACGGCGCGACCCCTGGCGCCGGAAACATCATCTGGTGCGGCACGCCGGTCAACGGCTCGGGCAACCCGCTGTCGCTCCAGGTGAACCAGGCGGGGATCACGATCTATCTGGCTGCCGGCGGGTTTTCCACGCTGCTCCTGTAGGCCATGGCGAACCCCACCACCGTCGGCGCCGCCTGGGGCACGGGGGACAGTGCGGACCACGCGACCTTCGCCATCCCAGCACGGACCATCGGTGCGACCAACAACCTGATCCTGGCTTTCGCCGAGGTACGCTCCGCTGCGGCCACCAACTTCACGGCGCTGGTGCCGACGGACGGGAGCAACACCTACCACCTCCTCTACGGGGTGGCGCCCTCGACGGCCACCTACGCCTCGTGCTACTGGGCGCTCGCCGCCGGCACGGGGCCGTACACGATCACCTGGACACCGTCGGCGAGCGGCACGGTGGCATCGCAATGCCGGGAGATCACCGGCAACGACACCACCACCCCGGTCGACCAGTCGGCGTTCACCAATGGCACCTCGGTCAGCGGCACTGCCTTCGCGCCGACCTCGCTGACCTCGAGCTTCGCGAACGAGTTGGCGGTGGGCGCGGTCCACTGGCTCGGCAGCACCGGCACCGCACCGCTCTCGGCGCAGACCTTCTCGACGGGGTCAGGTCAGGTCAACGACACCCCGGTCAGCGCCACCAACGCCCACAACTGCTCGGTGGGTCTCAGCGAGATCAATCTCGCCACCGCCGGCGCGTTGACCTTCACGGGCACGCTGGGCGCCAACGCGGCCTACGCCTGCGGGCTGGTCACGGTCACCGGGACGCGCGGGGTGACCCCGCCGACCTCGCTGAAGAACCCATCGCTCGGCATGATCCAGCGCGGCGCGACGGCGGTGCCCGCGTCCCAGGCCGCCTTCCTGCACGGCTCGATCATCGAGTGCCACTGGGGGGCACAGTCGTCGCAGGGGGACTCGCTCAACAACGCTGCGCAGCCGGACGCGGGAATGCCAACCGGGGGCTGGGGGCAGACCATCGCCCCGGCGTTCATCAACACCATGAACAACCAGCTCAGGGCAGTGCGTCAGTACAACGCCAACACCGCCAACGTGCGCACGATCACGGGTGCGGTGATCACCAGTTCCAACCTGCTCGCCAGCGCCTCGCTGACCTCTGCCGACATTGGCAAGTACGTGAGCGGACCCGGGCTGCTGATCGGGACGTACATCACCGTCTACGCGGGCGGGATCTCCTACGAGCTGAGCCAGAATCCGAGCGCGCAGGGGAGTGGCCTCACCATCCAGGTTGGCCAGCCTCAGACCCTTCGCCTCCGGGTGGAGACGGGGATCCACTCGCCCAACTGGGCGTACGCGCTCGGTGGCGGGGCGCTGACCGTCCACTCGGGGAGCAGTGGCGTCGGGCAGGTGCCGCAGTGGTGGAAGACCCCGGTGCTCAACGCCTACGCCAACCTCATCTCCGGGCTGGCAAACTGCGTGCTCACTCCCGGGGTCGGGGCCTCGACCACGGTCGACCTCTGCCCGGAGATCCGCGAGTGCCTGGTCGGCCTGTCGATGCTCTTCTTCGGGGAGTGCTTCATCCGCTTCCCCACCAGTGGCTCGCCGACCAACAGCGCGGTGCTGCTCGGCGCCGGGCTGACCTCGCAGTTGGACTTCAACTCGATGACCGCGGCGCTGGCGATCCACGGCGCGAACTTCCTCAACACGCTCACCTTCTCTGATGTCAACGACTACCAGAACCTCGTGGGTGAGAGCCCGGCACCACCGCCGAGCTTGCAGAAGCGGGCCTTCCGGCTGGGGATCATGGACTACATGAACAACAACCTCGCGGGGTTCGGGTTCACCAACGCCTCCTTCGATTCGTCGAACGGGAGCGCGCAGATTTACACCGACATGCAGCTCTACGGCCCCAAGGGGACCGGGGATCCGACCCGCAACAACAACGCCGCGATCTCGTTCCAGACCTACCCCAACTCGGGCACCGCGGGGGCAAACCAGCAGTACGGCTCGCTCCCCGGGCTGCTCGCCCGCGCGGTGACCTACGGAGCATCCTCGATCGAGATCCCGGGGTCCACGCAACTCCCGAGCGGCTTCACCCAGGGCACGTACCAGCCCCTTGACGCGGCCATCGAGGCTGACCAGCCGGTGTCGCCCACGTACTGGCCGTGGACCTCGTCCTCGACCGGCACCACGATCCTGCTGGCGGTGCATGATCAGAGCACATCGAGTGAGCGCGTGATGCTCACCATCATCGGCCCCCAGGAGATGTTCGTCATGGATCAGTCCACCTCGACCGAGACGATCACCCTCCTGGCGATCTTCGGGGTGCCCTACGTGGTGAGCAAGACCATCCTCGCCGGCACCGCGCAGCCGATCCCCGGCAAGCCGTTCTGATGGCAACCCTGGTCGAGCCCGGCGCGTTCGGCTCGGAGGCGGGCACCGCCGACCGGACCTTCACCTGGCGGTTCCGGCAGTTGGTGCGGGACATGCCGGTGAGCGCCAACGAGCAGATGAGCGGCGACGGCACCTCCACGCTCTTTCAGCTCCAGAAGGTGCCGATCTACGACGACCAGAACACCATCGTCACCGACAGCGGGACCACGGTGCCGATCGTGCGCAACCGCGATGCCCTGACCGGCAGCAACGTCTACCTCGACTTCGACACCGGGCTGATGCTCTTCGCCCAGGGCAACGCGCCGGCGGCGCTGAGCAACAACGTCGCCATCCAGAAGACCAAGGTGCGCTGGAGCGACGCCGCCATCCTCGCCTCGCTCAACGGCGGCCTGCGCCAACTCTTCCCGCGCCAGTTCCGGTCCGCGGTGGACACCTCGATCACCCTCCAGGTGAATCAGTGGGATTATCAACTCCCGCAGCCCTTCTACGACCCGCGGTGCCGGATCATCAGCGTGTCGATCCAGGAGGTGCCCTCGAGCGTCAACCGCCCGGTGCCGGTCAGCGGGTTCACGCGCCGCGGGTTGACCACCATCGACATCCCCACCTCGCAGCGGTACACCCCGGGCGCGACCGTCTGGGTCGAGTACACCGCGCCGTACCGCTCGCTGGCGGAGTTGGAGCCGCAACTCTACGAGCTGCCTCTCTACTACGCGGCCGGGCAGTTGCTCGGATTCGACGAGACCCGGCGTACCCGGATCGACACGCAGAGCCCCGCGGCGGAGGCGAGCGCCAACCCGCCGATGTACCAGCAGAACGCGGGGTCTTGGTTCATGAATCAGTTCAACGCGATGGTCATGGCGCTGCCACCGCCCACCCTGCGGATGCCCCGGCCGATCTCGACATACGAGCACTGACTCGTGCGCTTCCAGCCGGCGACCTACGACATTCTCCCCACGGTCGACCAGATGGTGGCGACCATGAACCAGACCGTGAGCGGCCTCGATCTCTTCAAGCGACGGCTCGCCCTGGCCTTGCGCCGCTTCATGGTGGCGGCGGCGAAGGATCACGACCGGCCGCCCCAGAATCTCGTAGTGATCGGCCCCTCGGGAGGCGGCAAGACGCATACCCTGCGCCAGTTGCTCGGCTCGATCCCGGTGATCTGGACCGACGTGGACGCCACCGCCTTCAGCGAGACCGGCTACGTCGGCCGCGAGCTTTCCTCGATGTACCTCGGCCTGCTTGCCCCCAAGTGGCGAGGGGGCCGCGGGGAGCCGGAGAAGCCGCTCAGCCAGCCTGAGATCGTCTCCCATGCCTCACGCTGGGGGGTGATGATCATCGACGAGTTCGACAAGATCCGAGCCTCCTCGCGGCCGACCCCGAGCGGGGAGCGGCAGGTGGGGCGCGGGCTCCAGGCGGAGATGCTCAAGCTGGTCGAGGGCGTCGACGCCATGGTCAAGCGCAACGACGACGACCGGGGCGTCCCCTTCCCGACCCACAACGTGCTCCACATCGCCGTGGGAGCGTTCCAGGGGCTCGACAAGATCGTCGCGAAGGAATTACTCGCCGAGGGCCTCCAGGTGCCCCCTGCGGCCTACCAGAAGGCGAGCATCATCAACCTGATCGACTATGGGTTCCTTGAGGAGTTGATCGGCCGGTTCGCGACCGTGCTGACCCTGCCCCCGCTGGACACCGGGCACATGAGCCGGATCCTCCGCGAGCACGTCATCCCCGAGTTCCAGCGCCAGTGCGCCGACGACGGCATCACGCTCACCGTCGACGAGGGGGCGCTGATGGCGCTCTCCAACAAGGCCGCGGGGCTGCCGATCGGCGCACGCGCCCTCACCCCGATGGTGGACGACTGCCTCGCCAAGAACTGGGCAGAGGCGGAGGCGGGGGATCAGTTGAAACTCGACGCCAACGGGGTGAGGGCCGACACCTGCCTCTTGGTGCGTCCGGTGGCTGTCTGATGGCGACGAGCAACCCCGGGGCCACGCCGCCCACGGTTCCGAGCGGGCAGGGCGCCGGCGCCAATACCTTCCCGTTCCTCAACGTCACCGGGGCGATCACTGCTCAGAGCATCACCACCCGGCAGCCGCTCCAGATCCAGCAGGGCAGCCACCTCCTCTCGGGGGTCGGGGTGCCTTCCGCCGCGATCGGGGTGAACGGCGATGCGTACCTCCGGCGTGACGGCGGTGCTGGTGCGACCCACCTGTATTACAAGGCAAGCGGCGCCTGGACGGGCCTGGTCTGATGCCGGTAGCCTTCGATCCCGCCTCGGTGCGCATGGACAGCGTCGGTGACGATTACGACGTGGCGATCGGCTACCCGGATCCCAACACCAGCCTGGTGCGCATGGTGGGCTACGTGCTGACCCCGGGCGGGACGTGGAGCGAGAGCACCGACATGCAGGACGAGAACCACCTCGTGCAGATCGCCTCGCCATCGTCGTCGGACAAGTTCACCCGCTTCCCGAAGGTGTCCCAGGGCGACTGGAGCGGCGGCGAGCGCCAGCTCATCTTCATCACCGCCAACCAGTACTACTCGAGCACCCAGCTCAACGTTTCCCTGCCCGGGCATCTCACCTGCAACGGTGCCTACTACACCGCGACCATCCCCAACGGGGTCACGCCGTCCACGACCAGCCCGATCCCCCGGGTGGTGGCCTCGAGCATCAAGCGCATCTACTTCCTCGGCGTCAACGCGGGCACCTACTACGTGTCGACCTACGACCTGCTTCGCGGCACCGTCGGCACCGCGGCGGCGACCGGCTTCGGCATCCTCCACGAGGTGATGCGCAACAGCGACTACCCGGTCTACATCGGCGCGGTGAGCGGGATCTGGGCGGGGAGTGGGACCGGGACCACGGTGACCCTGACGCCCCAGGTGACCAACGACGACGTGGCCCTGATCAACGGCGCGAGCATGGCGACCTTCGCGGGCTCGGTGTACTACATCGTCGGCATCACCTCGCCGAACGCCATCCACGCGGCCACCTACCCGCTGCCGGGCGCCGGCATCGGGTCGACCGTCTACACCGCGCAGCAGATGGAGGGGTTGATCCAGGTGCTCTCGCGGGGATCGACCGGGCTGATCTTCGTCACCGGGGCGTCGAGTGGCGTGGACCAGTATGTCTACGCCTTCGACGGGGTGAATGCCAACTTCCTCGGAAGGATCGAGGGCGACGTGCTTGACGCCTGCGAAGCCAACGGCACCGTCTACATCCTCACCGCCGCGCTGGCCTCGCAGCCCTCCGCGCCCTCGCTGCCGGTGATCTACTCGGTGACCGGATCGACCCTCAACACCTTCGACGACTTCCGCAAGGTGGATCCCGACTTCTACCCGCTCTCGGAGTTTGCCAATGGTCACATCGAGAGCGACGGCGCCTACCTCTACCTCTGGTATTGCGGCCTCTCGGTGAAGCGGTACTCGCTGACCACCAGCGCGGTGAGTGACATCGGCAATCCGGCGTGCGTGACGGCCAACTCGCTCAACCGGGCAGGAACCCCCTTCGGCGACGGCGGCTTCGTCGAGATCGAGCCCTTCGTGTCGACCACCACCGCGTATCTCAACACCCCGACCCTGGCCCCGAGCGTGGACGGGGTGATGCTCACCTCCTGGTACGACTTCGGCACCCCCGACGTGGACAAGAGTTTTAAGAGCATCGAGTTCGCCTTCAACTCCACCTTCGTCGAGACCTCGGTGACCGTGAACTATCAGCTCGACAACCCCAACACAGGGTTTCAGCCGCTCGACGTGGACGTGTCCCAGGACGGCCTCCAACTCGAGGCGTTGTTCCCGGGCGGGACGATCGGCAAGCGGGTGCGCTACCAGATCACGCTGAGCCATCTCCAGAGCCCCGACGTGCAGTTGTGGTCGACGCTCGCCACCCTCGCCCGGATCTGGACCTTCACGGTGTCCTGCCGCCACGATCCCAAGATCCGGGGGCTGACCGATGATCCCCAGGGCAGGACGTCGATGCAGTTGATCGCCAACATCCTCAACGCCTACCAGCTCGCGGGCGGCAAGGTGGTGATGTGGGTGCCCGATGCGACCGTGGGTCCCGACAACCCGAGCATTGACCCGATCACCGGGGCCAACGTGATCGGCGTGTCCCAGGTGAGCGCGGTGCTCCAGGACTACTCGCGGACCAACGCGCCCGGGGTGTCGCCGACCTACCACCAGCTCAACGATGGGCCCGCGGACATGAGCGCGGACATATTGATCACCGCGGCCGAGGCGCTCGGGTAAAATGCTGGGGGGCGACCAAACCCGCTACGGCCGTCACCGTCCTGTCCATGAACACCCCAGGACGGTCCAGTTGACACCCAAGGGTGGCCTGGGGAATCTGGGCCTAGCATGAAGGAGGTCGCCCCGCTCTGATTGGCGCGATAATCGCCTGATGTTTGGCTCCAGGTTTCGCAACGGCGCGCAGGGACCGCCCGTGGATTCGCAGGGCAATCCGACTGCCGATCCGACGCGCAACGTCATCAACAACTTGCAGGATGCGGTCAAGCGCCTGGACGATCTCCGCAAGCTCGAGGTCCATCGCCAGGACAACCTTCGCGACAAGGACGTCAGACAACTTCGCCAAGAGATGGAGTTGCGGGCACGCTATGAGGAAAAGCTGCGCAAGGCTGAGAGCAGGCGCATCGACGCCATCCACAAGGCCGACGAAGCGGCGGCCGCCAAGGTCGCGGCGCTCCAGACCAGCGCCCAGGCGAATCTCCAGCGTCAGCTCTCGACGCGACGGGAGAGTTCCCAGTGGGTGGTCGCTACCGTGATCACCGGGCTGGTGCTGGTGCTTGGCATCATCGCCTTCCTTGCCGCACACTATCACTGACGTGTTGAACCCCTACAAACCAGTGGGCCAATGCACCTGGTGGTGCGCCGAGGATCAGCCGTGGTGTCTCGACTTCGGGCTGCTCGGCAACGCGCTCAACTGGGCGGCGAACTGGCGAGCCAAGGGCGGAATCGTGGTCATGACGCCCAGCGTCGGCAACATCGCCTGCTTCCAGCCGGGGAGCAACCAGGCCGATGCGGTGTTCGGGCACGTCGCGGTGGTGATCGCACTCCAGAGCAGCGGATACTTCACGGTCTCGGAGATGAACGGGCCGGCGGGCCCCGGCCGCGTCGACGATCGGCGCTGCCATAACAACTCAGGCGTCAGCTACCTTGTTGCACCCGCACCCACACCACCGGAGGACACCGATTTGACCGCCCAAGAGCACGCTTGGCTGGAGTACATCTTCCAGGCCCTCTCCGCCTCGGGCCCCAGCGTGGGCGCCGCTCCCTGGAACAACATCGAGATCATGCGGCGCCAGAACGTGCAGCTTGGCGCTGACTACCAGCTCAACCCGGGCCCCGTGCCTCCCGCCAAGCCGGGAACGCCATGAGCCTGACCTTTCCTACGCTGACTGACATCCGCAACTGGGCGCACTCCCTGATCGCCATCCTCGGCGTGGTCGGCATGGGCTATGGGATCGTGGTCAACATCATCGCGACCAGCGACCCAGCGCTCAGCACCAAGTACGCCAACTACATCCTGCTGATCGGGGGGATCCTCGCCGGCGCGTCGAAGCTCATCGACAGTGTGAACAACGCGCTCGGGGGGACACCGACACCGCCCGCTGCCTAGGCCGACAGAACGCGCAGGATTTCGCCGCTGTGCCAGTCAGCAGGGCGCCATGTCAATCCACCAGCGCTCGCTTGATAGAACTTCTCGAGCCATATGCGCTGCGCCTCTGTCGGGTTCTTCCCGGTAGCCTTGAGTTCAACAGCGAGCGTCTTTGGTGGCTTCAGCAGGATGAGGTCCGGGAAGCCCTTGCCGTCTCCCTGTACGGGCGTCCGGTAGCCACGGGCGGTCATGGCCGGCCGAGCGTGGAAACTACGCCAACCGTAGAGCCTCGCGAGATCCAGGACGCATTCGAGCAACTTGGCTTCGCTCATGCTCCTGAAGGCGGGAGTGCTCACAGCGCCAACGCCTGCTGCTGCGGCTGCTCGAGGTAGTAGCGGGCGACCGGGTGCTCGTGCCGGTGCCATCCACAGGTCGCCGTGCGGATCGGCACGCCGTCGCGCCGCAGCTCGCTGATGCGATTGCGCGCGGTGTACGAGAGTTCGAGCGGGAGGTCCGCGACGCACAGGCTGCCCCAGAGCTTGAGGTGCTCGTGGATGCGCTGCTTCTGGGTGACGAGAGTCGGGGTCGTCATGGACGCCTCACCGATCCCCACACATGCAGACGCCATCCACCATCGACGTCCGTTATGCGCTCCCACCATAGCCAGGAGCGATGACGCCAACCCGTGCGAATGCTCCTGATAGTCGGGGTTCTCGCGCTCACCGAACGGACCCCAGACGCACAACCGACTTCCGATACACGTCGCCACCGCTGTACTCGAATTTGTAGACCCCACTCGGCCAGTCGATCCTCGGCAGGTCGCCTTCACCGTAGACGATGTATCCCGGCCAGCCGTCGTACTCATGTGTTGTCCATTCGATCTCGGCGTCGAGGGTTCCGACGTACTGCTCCACGCAACGACGCAGCACGAAGGTTCCTGTGAACGGCGATACGGCACGTACGATCCAGAGGCCGGGCTTCTTTGCGGCGACGACATTGAGGGACACGCACCGGGCGCGCACGTCCTCCAACACCTTCTGTTCGACTTCCGGGATCTCGGTGACTGGCGGGCTAGTCGGGGTTCTCGCGCTCACGCGAAGCACTCCCGGCTGATGTACCGCTTGCAAGGACACCACTCATCGGTCAGCCTGCCCCTGGCACACGACCCGTCGCTGACGTGCAAATGCTTCGGATGGCCGCAGACGCACAGCCCAGACTTGCTCTCGATAACTGGCGGGTTCTCCTTCGTGCTGATAACTGGCGGGCTAGTCGGGGTTCTCATACCTTCAAGACCTCCCCCGTTTCGAGGTTCGCCCCGTAATAGCCAGGAATCTCAGGAAGACCATGGGCGAGCGCATAGCGATGGATCGCTCGGTGTGCCTCTTGCCACGCCGTCTGTGACCAGGAGGTCACGCCGTCGAAGCTGATGACCGGGGTCTTCTGCGCCCGGGCGACTAACTCGCGACACTCTAGGCGCTCGGCGTCGGTCAGGATAATGCCGGTCGGAATCGGGGTTCTCGCGCTCACGGATAGCCCTCCACGGCTTCGTTGATCCGCTCGCGAAGCACCATCGGCGCGGTGTACGGGTCGTTGTTCAGCAGGTAACCACGGGCCTCGCGCAGCAGGTCGCGAGCTTCCTTGAGCAGCGCGCCGCAGCGGAGCGCCTCACCCTCCCAGCAGCCAATGCAGTCGGGGTCGTGACGCGAATGGACGCACGGATGCCGCCCTTCCTCGCTCTCGATAACTGGCGGGCTAGTCGGGGTTCTCGCGCTCACCGAGAGGCTCTCCGTTGCGCGTCGATCCATTCGTCGATGTCCAGCGCGGCACTGTCGATCCGTTTCAGCAGCGTCCAGAGCGCCTCCTTCTCGGCCACCTGGCGCAGACACTCCTCGTACTGAAGTTGGTGGGCTGCCTTGAGCCGTTCGATGTCCGCGTCCCGAGACGCCAGAGCATGGATCCAGTGGATGTGCTCGACATGCCATTCGTGCCGCTCGTCAGCCGTGGCGTGGTAGGGATTGGCGTGGAACGCGGGCCGCGCACAGATGACGCCGATGCGCTTCCCCTCGCCGTCTGGGACATAGGTGATGAACTCCGAAACGTCGCCACAAAGCGCCACGTCCGGGCTCTCGATAACGGGCGGGCTAGTCGGGGTTCTCATGAAATCTCTCCATGCGCCCTGAGCCATGAGTCCGTGCCCTGGAAGAAGCCGCAGTGCTGGCACGGGCGTGTCAAGGTCGCATCGGGGTAGTGGTAGTCGCTCCGGTGTCCGCATGGTTGGAGCCGTGACGGACCCTCCCACTCACCCAGCCGGTCGAAGTACCAGACACGCTGCCCACAGGTGTCACAGGCCAGCATCTGGTTCGCCGGATAGAGCCGATGACCGGACCAACCGAGGCGACACAAGAGCCTGATAAGCCACCCACGAATCGGGGTACTCACGAGCTTGGCCTACAGAGGTCGAGCATCCGACCGAGGTTCTCGACCGCTCCCTCGTTGCCGTTGCAGACCCGCTGACCGGCGTTCCACAGCGCCTCGTTCTGCTGGCGAAGCGCCCACTCGATGTGCGAGCGGACGCTGTCGGCGTCCGGCCAGTCAGAGCGTCCACAGGCGCAGCGGTAGATGTGCTCGTGGCCGTCGAAGGCGAGGGCGTGCTCACCGCTCCACCCGAAGGCCGGATCGTCGGGCCTGATAACGCCGTCGGTAGTCGGGGTTCTCATGCGGTCAACTCCATCGTGAGCGCGACGATCGCGTCACTCCACGACGGGCAGAAGGTCACCTGTGGGAGCAGGCAAAAGACGTTCTCCCGGTGGCCGACGACGAAAATCCGCTTGCCCATCCCGAGCGCGATGCCGAACTCGACGTGCCGACCTCCTCGGGAATTGGTGCTGCGCGGCTCCTCGGTGAAGCACACCACGACGCCCGCCGCGGTCACGTCGCGCCAGTCGTCCTCAGCGAACCGTAGCGCCTCGGGCGGGATCGTCTCGGCTGCCTGGGCCTCACCGGCGCCGTCCCACTGGTGCGCGCCGCCGAGCCACGTCGCCTGGACGCGCCACCCGACGTGCCCGAAGATGTGGTCAAGCTGCGCGGCGTAGCGGCACAATTCCTCGCGCCGAGAGTACCGAGCGGCGAGGTAGATCGTGTTCTCGATAACTGGCGGGGTAGTCGGGGTTCTCGTCACTAGGGCAGCCCGGCCATGGCGTCGGACACAGCCACGAGCTTGTCCTGCTCGAGCCCGAGCATCCAGTCGCCGAGGGATTCGCCGCCCTTCCAGCCGAACTCGTCCAGGAGGCCGCGCATCTCGATCGCAGCGTGCGGTGGCCGCGGGCGGATGAAGTGCTGGTACACGGCGTTGCGCATGGCCTGGTTGGCGTCCTCTGGCGCGACCGGCTCGGGAATGGGCGCGTTCTCCGCACTCGCCGGTACAGCAACCACGTCTTCGCCGTCGAGTGTATCGCGCTCGCTCTCCGACTGCACGGCAGAGTCGTTCGCGTCGACAGGTTCAGGCGCGAATGCATCCTCTCGCTCCCAGGAGTGGACGCCCTCATGGCCTGCGGCGAACCAGCAGGAGTTCACGTCGCCGTCCTCGGCGCGGCACACGATACGCTCTCCCGGCTCTAGGACGGGCTCTGCGGCCCCCGCGAGCGTCAGGTGCTCGGGAGTGCCCCTCACGGCATCGCGCACCTCCTGGGGCGGTGGGAACGTCGCAAAGCATGATCCACAGCGCAGGTAGGCGCCACCGTTGCGCCCAGCCTCGAGGTACAGCGCGCCGTGGAAGCAGGTGGCGCACTGTCCGAAGCTCTGGCGGTGGTCGATCTGGTGCTCAACCTTGGCCACGTCGATCACGCGGGCCTCGTCGAGTTCGTCGACCTCGGGTTGGATCGCGATCAGCTTGTCGGCGAAGTGCCGGCGGGCGACCCGGCGCACCGTCCAGGCGTAGAGCATGTCCTCGGGGATACTGACCCACTGGGAGGGCTGGCCGGCCTTGGACGGCTCGAAGTAGCGTGCGGGGATGTCGGCGATGGTGACCGTGAGCGTCTGGGGCTGGCGTCCCTTGCGCTGGAAGCGGATGGTGCAGTGCTTGGCGTCGGTGTCCGTCTCCCATGCCTCGCAGTCGCCGCTCTGTTGAATCCGCGCGCTGGTGAGCGCCGCGCTCGGGAGCATCTGAATCCGCCCGCCGCGGCCGGGGATGAGGTAGATCTCGCGCATGGCTGCGAGGGGGTTGAGCCCGACCTCGGCGCCGTAGATCATCACCACGAGTGCCTGTTGGGGCGTCACGTTGCCGAACAGGCCGGAGCGCGCGATGGTGTCCGCGAACCGGGTCAGGTCAGCGATGTTCTGGGGCATGAAGCGAGCGAGCGAGGTGGTCGGGTCGCTCGCCGGCAGGTTGACGATGTTGGCCTCGCTCACTGCGGCAGGTTCCCGTAGCGAGCGTCGACCAGCTTCATTACGTGGACGCGGCGGAGCGGGCCGTCGGCGCCTTCGGTGTCGATCTGCTCGTACTTGATGCCGACACACTCCACCTCGAGGACCATGCGCGTGACCTCGCCGATCGTGAACTGACGCGGCGTCGGTGCGAGTGCTTCGCGGAACACCTTGGTTGCTCCGGTCAACGTGACGGTCGCGGCTCTGACGGTCTGCCCCTCGAAGAGGCTCAGTTGGTCATTGGTCATCGGTGATCCCCTTGAGGCGCTTGTCGATTTCTTTCAGCTTCAATTCGGCGCGCTTGATTGACAGTGCCATGAGTTCACGCTCACGCCTGAGCTTGCCCTGCTTCGAGAGGCCGCTCTCGTAGGCCAGCGGCGGCAGGTGGTCGAGTGGGTTGCTCATCTCACTCCTAGCGCGCCGTCCGGCTTGCGGGCTTCGCGCACCTTCTCCGCTGCTTCTCCGCCCTGCTTGATGACGTTGGACGCCGCGTACTTGTCCACGGTCCAGGACACCTCGTATTGCACGTCGGGCACCTCCTCGAGCGCCAGGGAGAGGATACGTTCGATCTTCTCGATCATGTCGCTGGTGAAGGTGACCTTGCCGCCCGTCAGCAGCGACGGCATCACGACCTTGATGATCTCGCTGTCCCAGGAGTAGCCGTCGGGCACGATCTCGAGCAGGCCAGCGGGAGTACGCACCGGGCCGCCTTCCTTGACGTAATCGGTGAGCCTGCGGCTGGTGACGTAGAGGAACGAGCGAATCTGCTTGATCTCAGCGAAGTGTTCGGCGTACCAGGATGCCAATTCCTCGAGAGTGCTGTCGGAGGGCAGATCGAGCAAGGTCATAGCCGCGTGTCCACCGCTGTCCGTAGGGCGTCGAGGTTGCGCTGATTCACTTCCGTACCCCTGCGATCACGAGCCGCTTCTCATCCTCAAATGGCGAGAGGAGGAGGGTGGTCGGCAAGGGCAGCAGCGGGTACACCCAGGTGAACGCGCTCAGCGCGATATGGCCGTTCTCGTTGACCTTGAGCCCGAGCCCGTTGTCCGACGGTACGAGGCTGAAGTTGCCATCGCCTCCTTCCCGCTCGAAGCGCACCACGCCGGCGCGTTTACCATCGAACAAAAACTCCCGAGCGTTGGCGTTCAGGTAGCCGATCGTCTTGTTCGTGAGGCGCAGTTCGTAGCCCTCACGACGGTTCCATGCCTTGCGCGTTGGTTTGACTGCTTCCCAATTCATAGACGCGATGCTACATGCTTCTGAGTGGTACGTCAATTGGCGTTCACAAACAAACAGAGCCCCGGTCACACCCGAGGCTCGCTGGTTCGCCGTGGCGATGGCTGTCGGTTACGAGCGTGAGCGCCGCAGGATGCCCGGACACTGGCGGTAGAGTTGTCCGCCGTCGTACTCGGCGATGATGGAGCGGTCGCAGGTGTCGCCGGCCTTGACGCGGTTGACCTTTGGCGTAGAGCTGGGCGCCGCAGCGGTCACAGCGCAGCAGGTTGCTCTTGATAGTCGGGGTTCTCGTCACGTCACCCACCGTAGTACGCCCTGCTCGCCGCATAGTCGTCGTCTTGGCGGTTCTCAGCGTCCCAGAGGGCTTGTTCGTCGTCATAAGCCGTCCTACAGGGCTCGCAGAGATTGAGCCTGTCCAGGCGCTCTGAGCGGCCGCAGGAGTGGCATTCGCGCTTGAGCGGTTCGGGCTGGATGCCGGCGAAGTCGTCGGATCCCCACATCATGCTTCCACCTGATTGCCCACTTCGAGAGCCATGATCGTGGCTCCGAGAGCGTCGAACTCCAAAAAAGGGCCGCTGGGCGTGTTCTTGTCGAACAGTGGGAGTTTGTCCTTGTCGTAGCTGAAGGCGCATCGAGTGCAGAGTTTGACGCGCTCACCATCGCGGGTTACCTCCCACGCGACCGGAGCAGCCTCGGCGCCTTCGGCGTGGTTCTCACAGACACACTCGCAGCCGTAGATCACGTCGCTCATGGCTCGACGTCCGGGTTGGTGAGATCGAGCAGGGCCTCAAGCGCGTCGAGGTTGTACAGGCACTCGGGGTCGAAGGCTGCCGCTGCGCCGCGGGTGCGGTACAGGCGGCTCACGGTCTTGTCGTGGAGGATGCGCAGCTTGCCCAGCTCGTAACGCGTCTCACGGTCGAGGTCGGCAGGGTGGAGGGTGGCGCTCATCGCGGCTGAACTCCCCAGCGGAGCCAGCGAGCGCGGAGGCCGGCGAAGTACCAGGCCACGGCGCGTTCGTAGTCGTCGGCGTGCTCCACGCGCATCTGAGCGACCAGCTCGGATGGGGTGTCGATGTTGAAGCAGTCCAGCAGTTCCGGTGCGGTCAGTGGGGGTGTGGGTGTCATCAGTGCTGGCACTCCATTGGCGTCGGAATCCGCTCACGGACCTGGTAGCCGCCCCATGTGGTCGCGTAGTGGACGCTCTGTCCCTGGTTCCTGAGCAGCCATTCGAAGGCTGCATTCGACGTCTCCACGACGACGAGCACGTTGCCATCGCGCAGAACTTCCCATTTCGTGGTTGCCGTGGTCATGGCTGTCTGTGCTCCCGTTTCGGCTGAGAACTGCTCAGCCTCGTCAGCGCGGAGGTTTCCGCGGACGGGTGATCCCTCAGAACAAGCCCTCCTGGATCGCGTCGCCATTGAGCACCATCGCGCCCTGGAGCCCGCTTACCTCGGAGGCAACCCATGCGACAGCCAGCGGGTAATCTGTCACGCCGGCGTTATCGTCATCCTCGCCAAGGTCTTCAGTTTCGAGCGCAGCAAGCAGCTCGCGTCCGTCGTGGCGCTCCAGGCATGCCTCCGCAACCGTGATTGACGTCCAGACAATCCCGCAGAGCGGGCAGGTCGACTTGTCCATCAGATAGCCTCCGCATAGTCGCTGTCGAATTCGGTCACGTCAAACTGAACGATCGCCCGTGTGCGCCCATGCTCCAGGGCCCATCCGAGGATGTCGCCGCGCCACCAATACGGCGTGCCGGAGACGAATCCCGCCGGCTGTCCGAGCACGTTGCGATGTTTCCACTGGCGAGCCGCGTCGCGCGAGTAGCCGAGCATATCCGCGATCTCGAGCATTCCCAATGGCGTCTTATCCGTCCACAAACGACGCTCAGCCCGCAGGGAGGCAATCTGGTCGCGCATCTCGCGTCTGGCCGATCCCAGCTCACGACGTTCGTTCCGAGCTGCCGCGATCGCCGAACCGTTGTGCAATGCGCCGGCGTGGCGCTGCTTGCGCACGATCCCGCCGTCAAACTCGTCAGAGTCGATCCGAGCATCCTGCCAGTCGCACGCCGCGCCCTGCGCTTCGACGTCAAGCGTGAGCCGATCAATCTCCGCGTCGATCGCCTGAACCGTCCGAATCGAGATCGTTTGCATGCGCTTATGATCTCAAACCACCACGAGAATGTGGTGACAGCGCTGTTACGAAATCGAACGATTCAGCAACGGAAACCCGGTCTCTTGTGGAGCTTCGCGCGTTTGCCGGCGTAACGCACGCGTTACGGACGACGGTCTGCTATGGCAGCCCTACCATGGGTGCGTCGCTACGTGAGCACCTGCGTCGTGGCAGTGTCTCGTCACGTCGACGTTACAGCAAAGCCATCGTGCGACCTTCGCCTTGTCGACGTCATCGCGTTGCTTGATGCATTGAGCTTCGATGTGGGTCTGCGTGTAGTGGCTCTGAGCACGCGCGGCTGCGACGCTGAGCCCACCCCCCACCCCCTGGGGCCTCATGGGGTACTGTCCCGTCCTCACCCCGGTCTTTCATTCCATTCCGCTGTCTGAGTGAGTTGTCCCAATCGCAACGAATGCACCACTGTGTGACGTTTCGGGGCCCTGGGCTGCTCTCCAAGAGCGGCAACCTTGTTCCAATCACCACAGACATGGTCCTGCGGACGCCCTCCCCCCTTCGGGGACTTTGACCCCAACCGTAGCGGTGGATTCGCAGGGCTTCGTGGCTGGTGTCTTCCCGCGGCGGGTTCCGATGGCACGAAGCAGATGCCCGTTCCCGGGTGACCGTGACCATGCCTTGCCTTCTCGCTGGGGGATGCGGCCCCCTGTGAGCTACGAGGGGGTCGAAGTGAGTGTGATCGTGTCGTGGAGGAAGGCCCACTGCTTCGGGGACTTCCAGGTGAGGGTGAAGTTGCGTCGGTCAGCGGTTGTTGGCCGGTCATCCCGGCAAGGGATCCCGAGGTTGTTGCAGGACCAGAACTCGGCGTATGCCTGCTGGGTCCGTCTGCCGACGCCTGAGGGGTGATGGAGGCCCGGGGCGCCACAGCGTGGGCACTGGTTCAGGTCGGACGCGGTGGCGACGGTTCTCACGGTTGATCCTCGTCACGTTTGATCAGGACCGGCTTGTGGAGTTCGACCTGCCCGGAAGTGATGCTCCAGTGCATCGGCATCTCGAAGACGGATTCGCACTTGGGGCACTTGAGCGCGTAGGCGCCGTAGCCGTCGAAATGGCCCTCCTGCCCGCAGGAGCAAACGAAGTCGAGGCATACGTCGGTGCCCTTCCACTGGACGCCGACCGAAGCCACCTGGCTCATACGACCACCACCCTGCCGAAGATGGGCGCATCCCGCAGCGTCGGGTTGTCGAACGTCCACAAGTGGAGCGCGCAGAACAACGCCACGTCGTCGACGGGGGCTTCGCACTTCACGCAGCGAAAGGCGTGGAGGGGCGAGGAGGACATGCGCGCGACGTGGCCGCGGGCGGGCTGGCCGTCGATGTACTCGTCGCGGGAGGGCACGGTCGCCCAGATGCGGGGATGGCCGGTCACAGGTCTTCGTCCCGCATCTTCGCGTGGAGGTCACGCCGGAACTCGAGCGCCCAGAGCACGATGCAGCCGCCGAGGATGAAGCCGAGCACGAACTCGATCAGGCTCACGGCCGGGGGAATCCGTTCGGAACGCGGACGAGGTGATCGGTGGGGAGCCCGGGAAGCTGCATCCGGCTGCTCGCGAAGCTGACTCGCTCCGAGCGCGTGATCGGCCCCTGGCAGAGCGGGCAGGACGACGGCATCGGCGCTGAGCGGAAGTAGCGCTTGCACTTCGGGCAGCAGGCTTCGAGGATCACGCCTCAACCCCGTACTTCTGGCGAAACGCGGCGGCTCTGCCCTTGGCGGTGAGGAAGATCTGCTGACGCTGCGGGATCGAACCGTGGTCCCAGTTGCCCATGCGAGCCCAACCCCAGTTCACTCGTCTCGGGCAGTCGTCAGCGTGGCGACGTGTGCCGGGAGCGTGAACACAACAGAGAAGTTGCATCCGGCTGCTCGCGAAGCTGACTCGCTCCGAGCGCGTGATCGGCCCCTGGCAGAGCGGGCAGGACGACGGCATCGGCGCTGAGCGGAAGTAGCGCTTGCAC